GATGCTACTACTTATTAAGGGGGCGCGATTCTTTGTTGCGAACAAGGAAAAATACATACCCTCCCCCGGATTCATGAATCGCGCGAAGAGGCTGTTCACTGAATCGTCCAAAACGGATTTCGTTTTCCCAAAGGTGACGAACATCACCGCTACAATGTCTGACGAAATAAACCAACAATATATCTACTGCGTTGTCAATGACGACATGACTTGGTTCGAACTTGATGGTGTTCCAAATAAATCCGGATCCAGGATGGGTATACCTTATCCACTATGTAAGGTGGGGCGTACTGACAGTCTTCGAAACCGCCTTGGACAAGCCAATCCCACCAAAGACAATACATGGATGCCCGGTGTTTATAAGTTTGCGTTTGCTATGCGAGTGAATAACGATGTTAAAGCCGAGACGCGCGTCCATAACATTCTAAAAGGTGAAGGCCTTTGGCGTCGTCCAGATGGAAAAGGAAACGGAACAGAATGGTTCTATGCAACATTGGAAAGAATTCATACAATCTTCTCCACTATCATTCACGATGAGTTCGAGGGCGAGTTTGTTGATCCTCCACAGCCCAAACTTAAGAGCATGACAAATGAGGAAATCCTTAAGGTAGTTGAGAAGGAGGACCTTCGGACAAGTGATAAGTACATCAATGCTCCGGAGGAACTTGGACTCCCACCTGAGCCATGGGGACAGGAGAGTGCTTATTATTATCTGAACCCAGACATGCGAGGACATTCGCAACTTACCCCAATGGGAGTATTCCTAGATAAGTTGGGAAGGGAGAATGTGAAGACACCGAGTTCATATGAGAGTATGCTTGCCTACCATCCAGAGTGCCGGCTATTCCCTTCACTGGACAATATCACTGATGGCTATTTTGAGGGCTTCAAGAGTTTCACTGAGCTCATTGACAGGTACTTTCCTCAGCGTAGTCGTCGGTAGATCAGCATTTCATAATGATCGACATCCATTTCAATTTTTTAGTGTATCTATTTAAAACCATTTACACAAACAAAACGGATACATAGTATACCAAGATGTCTACCTCATCGCGCACAATGGATTCCTTCAAGTCTGCTATCTCTCGCATCCGTGATATTCTTCGTCGTTCTGCAATTGCCGATATGGAAAGTCTTCGGCACACAAGTCTCTATGTATTAAGTCGTTTCGTCACTCTCAGCAAGGCCAAGGAACTTCGTATTCCTGACCAGTTTGCATGGGAATCACTGTTTGAAGCCTCTGCCGAGGTCTCACTTGAGAGGTTTGGAAGGGGTGACCCATGCCTTATCTTCGAACTCGATCGAATCTTTGGTCTTCAGAAGTTGGCATTTGATCTCTCAGTTCCAGTCAGCCACCGCGAGATCATGGAGGTTCTTAACCCGATTGACATGAACGCTCTGGATCTTCAGACAGATATCCTTGGATTTGTTTACGAGGACATTCTCGCAAGCGGGTCCTCAAAGTCACGCGATATGGGTCAGTACTTTACGGATCGTTCTGTTTGCAAGTACATGGTTGAGCTGTGTGATCCCAAGCTGGTCAATGGCGCACCAGAAACCGTATGTGATCCGACGATGGGAACTGCGGGCATGTTGACTTGCTACGTGAACTACCTCAACGCAAAGTATCCGGGAATTGACTGGTCCAAGCACCAGGATCGTATCCACGGGTGTGATCATGACGAGCGTGTTGCAGGATTGGCGCGCATGAACCTCTTCATGGTTGCAAAGCATGTGTTTACTCATCTTGTTCGCAAGGACTCATTGGGCGGTGGGACAGAGCGCACAAAGTATGATAACATTGTTGCAAACCCTCCATTCGGTCTCAAGAATTTGAAGTATGCTGATTGTCATCAGAGTATCAAGGATCTCAAGATTACTGGTGTCAAGGCAGAGCCACTGTTCCTCCAGCTAATGATGACATCACTCGCAGTCGGTGGGCGTTGTGCGGTTGTTGTTCCCAACGGAATGATTCAGAACCATTCTAATGTTCACAATCTGACTCGCAAGCATCTCATTGAGAACTTTGAGCTTGAGCGCGTGATCCGTCTTAATTCAACCAAGCCGAAGGGTAGCGCCCGCGGAGTTGCAAAGAATGCCAAGTTCTTTGTAGGGACTGGAGTACAGTGCTCTATCCTCTTCTTCCGCAACACGGGCAAGCCTACGACGAGGATCGGATACTATGAACTTGAGAAGAGCGATGACAACACACTCTCTGTTACTCTTGTCAAGACGGTTAACCGCGATCAGATTGATCCGAAGACGTTCTCACTTGATCTCATCAAGTATGATGATCCCACCGAGGTTGAGAATGGGCACACGCTGGAGTCTCTGTGCGATCACGATAATGGCGAGACGCTGAAAGGTGGAAACCCGAACAGCGGAGATGTTCCGATCATGGGTGGGGGCACGCAGTACAATGGATTCTACTCAGAGCACAATCGTGAACCGAATACGATTTCAGTCAGCAAGAGTGGAACTGCGGGTCATGTTCATTGGCATACGAATAAGTTCTGGGCAGGTGACTGTTTCACGGTTAAGCCAAAGGATGAGAAGGTACTCAACAATCGGTACCTCTATCACTATCTGAGCACTCACTCTCATCTCATTAAGGCTCGTAACACGGGCAGTGCTATCCCTCACTGCAAGTGGGGTGATATCAAGGGAATGCTCATTCCTGTTCCAGACATGAAGGTCCAACTCAAGATTGTCAAGGATTTGGACAAGGTTGAGGTAGATAAGCAGAAGGCAATGCAGGTCATTGCGGATTCTGAGAAGAAGGCATTTGATCTAATGGTTGCTGGACTAAAGTAACTTCCGTGTCTTGCGAGTGACACGCTTACGCTTTGTGCGACGACGTCCTCCAAAGAACGAACTCATCGCTCGCTCTCTGGGCAGTGTTGGAAGTTCACCTTCGGGGTTAGGTGCTGAGTTAGAGCGCGGCCGAGTAGCTTCTCCAAACACAGGGAATTGACTACCTTGAATACGATCAACTGCGATTGCAACCTGATTACTATCCCCCAAAGCGGCACCTTCAGCGCCTTCAACCACTGCTTCTACAATATCATCAGGGATCTCCACATCACCGGACGCGGTCTTATTTTTGTTTATATAAGCCCTGACTGCAATGACAACTGCAATCACTCCGATTGCTGCCACAGCTCCAATGGCCATCTGATTACCGGATATCGCCGGTGCTGAAGGTATAGGTGCCTGTGAAGGAGCCGTAATGTTATACGATCCGGGCGCTTGTGTTCCCGAGAACAGCCCAGGTGCTCCTAAATTGACTGGCCGTTCAATAGGAGGGGCGATAGCTCGCGGACCCCAGCGCTTCTGGTAGCCTACATCACGAGGAGCTGTTCCAGACGCGAGTTTTGCTTCCTGTATAACTTCCCTTGCAGCCTCATCAGCTGTATCAGGAGTTGAAGTTGCGCCTTGGAATATCATCCGCGTTAACAACTTAACGAATCCACCCTGTGGCTGACCTCCTCGTTGCCCCCCTTGCTGACTTAATTGAGTTTCTATTTGTTTATCAATTTCAGAAGGAGACGCAGTGGTCGACAACTTCAAAGGCATATTGCTTATTCTAAACCTAGAATATACAAAATGGATTTGATTCTGTCAATGAAGTAGACATCACCAAGATGACGCCCCTCAACAAGAACATCACACTCATGCTCGCCGAACAAATCATCCTTCAATCAGTGCCGTATGACGATCCATCACGTAAGAATATTCGGTTGTACATTCCGTATCAGCCTTGGACTTGGGCAGACGGAACCGCAATCACTCTCAGGGTAGCTCTTGATATCTTTGAAAAGACTGTGCGGGGAACAGATCGCATCGATGTCAAGCGAGAGAGGTTTGCTGGACATCTATGTGGGTATGGATATGGAAACTATGATGAGATCTTGATTCTACTTAACACTTGGCCAGAACATATGCATGATTGATGCCAGTCAGCTCTGCGACAATATGAAACAGGGCGCCTGCAACAAACAGGGTAACCCACTTGGACAGACCAAGCTTCTCAGCGACATAAAACACAGGTAAAAAGAAGAGTCCTACAAGAACAGCTTCAAACAGGAAGTGCATTTATCATTCACACCTATTTTTTCATATCTTCTCAAGTTTCTCCTTTTCAATCTTCAACAATACAATCGGTTTGTATACGATATCGCAAAGATGGACTTCGGTTGTGCGACATCTGACACAGAACACTTTATCAGTAGAACAGGGGCACTTGAACTCAAGGTGGGTCTTCTTCTTACAGTAGCTACACTTGGGCATCTTGACTGTGGTGGAGAGAATAGATAAAATCACATCCATTTTTAATGGAGGGTTTGAAGTCTGGAGGACGAAGGATCACCTACAAGGTTGTCGTTGATCCTGATGTGGACTTCCCACTGAAAAGCTTTACGGAAGAGGTTGCGATATGCCTTGCAGACCCAAATGGTTGGGAATCCAATGGATATAAGTTTATTATGGTCAAGAACAACCCTCACGTTCTCATTCATTTGTCATCGTTGAAAGGACTGAAGGAGGCAGGATGCGATCATACTCTGTCATGCGCAGAGTTGGGTGGTCATGAGATGCATATAAATGTTCATCGCTGGACAAAAGGCTCTAAGTTAAGTGGACAAGATTTGTATGGGTACCGTCAGTATGTTATCTCACACGAAATGGGACATATCCTTGGTCGAGACCACGCAAAATGCCCTGCGAAGGGTCTTCCGGCGCCGATAATGATCCAGCAGACCTTAGGACTTCACGGGTGCCTTCCGAATACAAGCGTGTAGTGGGAGACTCCTTTCTGAAGTACACGACAGGATTGGAAAGTATAATGAACACACAGAGAGCCACAAGACAAACGATTATTACTTTCAGCATTGACACTAGTACTTATAAAAATGGACAGCATTGTAACCGCCGTGATTGAGAAGTTCAAGAAGCGGTCGGAGTTTGGGAAAGCAAAGTATGGAACGGACCTTGATCGTAAGGACCTTTCTATCCTTGAATGGATTACTCATGCGCAAGAGGAGCACATGGATGCTATTCTTTATTTAGAGAAGTTGAAGACTGAGTTGAAGGACCTCAAGATTGTTCTACCTTCTTAGCAAACTCTGGACAACGAGTGACGCATGCCAGATACACATGTTCTTTGAGTCCATCATCTTTTTCCATTACCAAGTGGCGTTTCAACAGGGTTTGGATTTGTGTCGTTGTCATAGTTTGTATGTCTTCAAATGTATAGTGAGGCAAGACCTTGAGGACTTAGTTGCTGTATGCAAGACCGCCCATGCCAGACATCACGCGGAAGATGTTGTAGTTGACGGCATAGATGCGGAAGTTGAACGGCGTCGTCTTCGTCGGTTTCGCAATGCCTGTAGCGCTGATGCTATCAAACACGAGCGTCGTCGTGTCGATGCGGGAGAAGTTACAGGTTCCAGACGGCTGGTGCTCCTCGGGCTGGAGAGCGAACGAGTACACATTGATCGGATTCTCGTGAGGTGTGTAGTTCACGTTAGGGCGCGTGATCAGGACATTCACGTCAACCGTTCCATTCTGCAGGGCCGGCTCGCTGAGGTTGTAGGTTCCTGCAGCGCCGTTGCCAGTTCCAAATGCGCTGATGATTGTACCAGGTGCGAACCACAGATTGTTAGCAGTTGACACAGTGGCACCCTCAATGATATAGGGACCAGCGCCCGTGGGAAGACCGCCAGCGTTGGTGTTCACCGTAAGAACATCGCCGGACACGGTGCAGTTGCTCGTCAGCGTGATCACCGTCGCAGTCGTGGTAGTCACCTGAGCGCGCATCGGCCAGAATGCACCGCCTGAGTGGTGCTGGTAAGGCTGGACGCGCCAGAAGTAGTCACCATAGCGCTCATCGAAGCGGTCCTGTCCGTTGATCTGAAGACGGCAGCGGTTCACGATGTCATCGTAACTGAACGGCTGAGTAAATCCAATGTTCTTGGTCAGATCAGAACCGCAGTCCGTCTTACGGGCATCCTGGAAGACCCACACGAGCTCCTTGACGGGGTGGTTGAGCGTCAGGTCAATGCGAGCAGAGGCCGTCGTGATCGTCTGCTGGAGACCATACTGGAGCTGGTCAATCAGATACTCGTGCGACTGCTGGGCAAAGCGACGACGCTCATCCACATCCAGGTAGATGTAGTCAATGTAAAGTGCCATGTCCTTGAGCTGGGGGAGGAGTGCAGCAGTTGCGGCAATAGATCCGGCAGTACCGACGTTAAGAGCAGTCACCAGATCGGTAGCCGGGTTGAGCGTAACATTGATGCGAACCTCGTGGTACTGGAGGGCGATGAGCGGCAGAGCCAGACCCGGGTTACGGCAGAACCAGAACTGGAGCGGAATGTAGAGGATCGCCGGGCGACCTCCGCAAGACACTGCAGTCGTCTCCGTGCCACCCAGGTATCCACCCAGCATGCTGTCCATCTTGACGGAGTTGTCAAAGTTGGAGGTCAGGTTCTCCCAGAGGAAGAGCCACTCACCGTAGTGGGTGTCGATGATCTGACCACCGATCTCAACCTCAATCTTCTTGAGGAGCTGGTAGCCAAGACGGCGCTCCCAAGCCGAGGTCCACTTGACGTCAACGCTCTGTGTATCAGGCAGCTGGACCTCCAGGTACGTCTTGTACATCAGGTCAGCGTTGCGGTTGACGACGGCAACAACACGCTGTCCATACTGCGGCGAACCAGTGAAGTTGACACGGAACGCCTCCATGGCAAAGTTCGTATGACGCTTGTACAGCACCTTCCAGAACGTGATATGAGGATTTCCTGAGATGTAGGCATCCTGAGCACCATAAGCAACGAGTTGGAGAAGACCGCCACCCATTTAGTTTATTCTTTGAGAGGATATATTCTTCTGGGTTTGACACAATGG